CAAACATTCCGCGCACTTCACAATTTCACTCTCGCGCGGTGCCGTGTTCGTGTGATCGCATATCGGGCAAATCCATTCCATTTATCAATAGCCCCCCATCCCACCGCCGCCCGCCGGCGCTGCCGCCGCCGGCGCATCGTTGCTAAACGTCTTACTTACCTGCATCCGGCCAATCTGCGCGTTTTGTTGTTGCTGTAGCTGACGCTCGAAAAACATCTGCCGATTCATCAGCACTTTCAGTATCTCCGGGTTTTGCTGGATGATCCGCGTTGTCGCCGGATTTTGCGTGATGCTTTGCATCTTCGCTTGCAACGTCTGTGATCGGAGCTGGTAATTCGCGCCTTGCGGTAACGGCTGATCCTGGCCGGAGCCAATAATCAAATCGATTGCCCGCTGCTCGTCCTGCACTTCCGCTTGCGTCGCCACTTGCGGATTCTTCGAGACCACCGATTCAGCAAGCGAATAGTCGATTGCTTCCGCGCCGGCTTTAATCAGGCCCGCGCGATCCAGTATCCCCATCGTATCGAGCTGCGCAAGTTGCGCCATGAACCCAAGTTTCTCTTTCAAGAAATCGCTGTCTATGTTGCGCAAGTCCACTGTGCCGCTCAGCTCAAATTCGCCCTGTATTTCCCGGCGCGTAATATGAAACGGCCGCATTAACGGCCCTACCACGGCCGCGACATCGGCATCCGGCAATAGCTGGCGCGCCAGTTTCATCACTTGCGACGCGATTGGCTTCCATTCCAGCACGAAATCGCCTACCAATTCTTCGCGACGCAATTTCTTTAGGTCTGGATCGACATCGATACCGAAAATCCCGAAGTGATCGCGCACGCGCTTTTCAACTTCCTGGATAACGAGGATCGAGACCTGATCCCACGGCGGCAGCTTCATAAATTCCGCTTCATCGAAGCGCCGCATCGGGAAAACGAGCCCAGGTTGCAGCGATTCCTTCATTTTCTGCACCTGGTCATAGGTCGTCATCAGCGGCGGACGCAACGAAAGCGCCGTGCGATCGCTCTGCGCGTCGTATTGCGCCTTTAATTCCTGTTCCCAGGTGTAAGCGATCTCTGCGATGCCGCGGCTCGATAAAATCGGTCGGTCGTCAATCTCGAAGCGCATCGGGTGTAGCGTCGCTTCGCCGTGATCGTAGCCCGCCGGCTCATGTTTGGCCGCGATTTCAACGTCCATGTGTAAAACCGTGCAGAACCGGATCGGCACACCGCGATCCTGCGCCAGTGTGTAAAAGTGATGCAGCTCGACGTTGTTCTCTATCGTGCTAGGGCTAACATCGGTGATATTCGAGCGTTCGAGGTTTGCGATTGTCCGCCAATCGTTATTGGAGCTTGGCCCGCGGCGCTCTAACGCCTCAGCTACAAACGCCGGGCTATAACCCGCCGTCTCGATGCGGTCGCGCAACGTCGTTTCGCTTACAAATTCTACCCGGTCATACCACGGCTCGATTTGCAGGTCGCCCGCAGCCGGCGGAAAGAAACAATCCACCATTGGCCGAAGCGCCGTGATTTGCGGACGCGATTCGTAGATGTTCGGAATCGGTATTTGCACCGTGCGAATCTGCCGAAGATCGTCCAGCTTCGCTCGCGCTTCTCTCACCGAAAGTAAACCGTGCGACACCGATTGCAGTAACACCGCCAGGTCGTCGGCATACGCTGGATCGAGAATCATTTGTTGTAAATCGGTGATGTTAAGATTTTCCCCGATTGGTATGTCCACGCCACTCGTTAGGAAACTCGCGACTGCCGGCTCGTTAATAAATTCCTGCAAGCCCGCCACGTTCACGTCTATGTAATCAAGTCGGCGCGTCTGTTTCCACGAAGCATCGATGATGCAAGCGCCGTAACCATTCCGCCACGAGATCGCCAGTCGCGATTCGCGGTGCATTTCCGCCTGGTTATGCGTAAAGAGCATCCAGTTTAAGAGCGTTGTCGCTTGCTGGCTTTCCTGGATCGTCGCCGCCGGCCGGTTCGATTGCGCTTGCCATTTCCAATTTCGCATCGCGTAAGTGTGCAATGTGCGATGCTCGTTAATCGTCCGTTCGACCGTGCGCACGCGTGTATCGCTCGCGCCGGGCCAGGGCCAGGGCCGATAGCTTGGGTCGTTAGGATCGTTCCACTTGCGACCGTCCACGGTTTGCAACGGCCAGCGCGCATACCACCAATCCCGCGCACACGTGTTGCGCTGAAAATAATCACTGGCACCGCTCGTGCTCTGCGCATCTTGCACCGCGGTTTTGAACGTCTGCATTTGATCCTCTGTCAGCACGTCGGTTGCTTGTTCAAGTGTGCGCGGATCGTATGACGGCGCGCCCCCAGGCCCGCCCCCGCGCGGATAACCCGCTGGATAATGACCGCGTGTATTAACTAATTGGACTGGCATTTCTACTGCTTTCCTTTCAATGCGTCGGCCGCCATTTCGCGAATCGACGTGTATTCTCTCTCTGAATAAATGTTCTGGCCGGCTAATCCCTTGCGCACAACGCGTTGATACGTTGTCCGAGCCGGCGGCACATTGCACGTGCCAAAGTAAGACAATGGCGGGTCGTATGATCTGTGAATTAGAATGTTGCCCACGTTCGTTTCCAACCAATCGACAATCTTGCTATCTGTTATTTTCATTTTCTGAATTGTTGCTCCCACGGTTTAACCGGCTGCATAAGTGATTCGTCCACGTATTCGCTCCCGCTCAGCACGAACATTCGCAGACAATCAATCGGGTCTTTCGTCGCGCCTTTTTGGCCGTCCTTGCCTGTCCATTCTTTCAACGCGTTATTCGTGTTCGGGCACGTTTCCACGACGTAAAGGTGCGACTGATTCGTGTGATCGATTGGCCGGCGATTATCGTAAAACAGCTTGTCGTTAATCATCCGCAGCGAGCCCTTCGACGCGCTGAGATCGATCATCGCCTCGCTCGGCGCGGCCAGAAATTCTATTCCTAGCCCGCTCAAATCTTCGATCAACGTTGTCGAGCGTTCTTCGTTCTGACGGCGCGCATTGGCATACCGCGCATCGATCCAGCGCACCGAAATTTTAATGCGGCCTTCACCTGGAAGCGCGAGCAACGTTTCCATCCGCTCAATTTCTTCGATGTAACGCGAGTAACCCCAACCCCATTCCTTCTGCCCGTCGCCAGCCTCGCCATCAGCCTTGTTACCCGCCACCGCCCACGGCCCAGGATCGCCGACACCTGGGATGTAAGCCCACTCGTGCCCGTAACTCGGACTTTCGCCCGCTACAAAGGCCCGATTCATCACGTCAATAAAAATCCATTGCTGAAACCAATTCCGGCCGCTGCACGGATCGAGCAGATGCACCCATGTCCCGCCGTTGCGTTGAATCTCGCGAAAGTAATTGAGCGATTTCACGTGAACGAGATCGGCGAACATCGGGAAAACGCTCATCATCGCCTTTGTCGGCACACCGTAAGCCCGCGTCAAAATCTTGTCACGATTCGCGCCTTCGAGCGTCGCTTTCATGCTCTCATAACCGCCAAACGGGTTATCTTTGGTATGAAAATAAACGATGATCGCCTTTGCCTTCTGGCCTTTAATGTCCACCGCGAGATTTTCCTGCACCCGCGGCACGGTTCCCTCGCGTTCACAGCCCAAAATCTTCTCACCCTGCGGCAATAGCTCTGCTTCCACTTCCTCGGTTGTGCGCGCACCGCTCAAATGCACTTTCACCGTCGAGCTGTAACCTTCGATCGGCGTAAACGTGATTCCCATGACGCCATTTCGAGGCTTCGTGCCGGCGCGCGTAACAAGTCGGAATATCAATGCCTCCAGCCAATCCACCGGGACTAACTCATCGCACCAAGCCTCATCCAGCTCCGCGCCTTCGAGGTTCTTTACCTTCATTTCGTAAAATTTGAAACGGCACTCTGATCCGTTAGGGCACGTGAAAACGTTTTCAGTAAACCCGCCCGATTGCGTGTAAGTGATCTTGGTCATCGCGCCGTGCCGGAGCCGACCGCTCTCCGGCTTCCATTCCTGCGGCAGATATTTGTAAATAATGTTCTGCTGATTTTGCACACTGGCCGTCTCAGTCGATTGACACGCCCAAACCCGCCAGCCAGGATTCTTCACCATGTTCTCAACCAGCCGCTTCGCTTTGCGCTCAGTCTTAGCCGCGCGATTCCCGCCCAGGACTAACTCGATAAGCACGTCCTTTGGAAATCGTGCCCGAAATTCGTCCAGCTTCGCGTCTGCCAGCTTCCAAATATCCAGCTCCGCGCCGAACCGTAGCGGATCTGCGAGCTGCCGCTTTATCCCCTCGTAAGCCACCGCATACCAGCGCCGTTGCCAATCCTCGCCCGCTTGCTCCGCAATCTCCGCATCCATTTCCGGCACGCCAGGAAACGGCCATTGCACATCAGTATAAGGCCAGGCGATCATCGTTCCCAGGGCTCCAGATATGTTAGGTCAACAAACTCGAACACTTCGCGCTCGCTATTACAGGGGCGAATCCGTCGGTTGCCTTCGCGGATTGGATTACCGACCTGTATTGCCTGCTCTACGGACTGAATAAATCCTTCCCCGTAGGGCATCCATTTCCAACCCTTACTGATTGCCGCCCGGCAAATTCGGATGTTGTTCTTAGCGCCGCCGGTGCGACACACCAGGTAATTGAAAAAGTTGTCCTCAGTCGTGGAAAACAAATCTACCCCGATCCCGCTCGCGACATGGCGCGCCAGTTTGTTCTTAGCGCCCCAGGCTTCGTGCCCATTCACATTCTGCCGGCGCTCCAGTAAACCCAGGTCGATTAGTGTTGCGATTCGCTTATCTGCAAGATTTTCCAACGTGTCCTTAAACAGATCAGCGCGCCTCCGCTCGAATTTCGGGACGTAAACGATCTCGATGTCTTTCACGAACGGCTTGCAGCGCCGGAGCGAGCCCGCAATTTCGATCCGCTCGCACACGTCGCCTAACGAGTCCACTATCTCGCCGGCAACCAGCTTCGCCTTCTCCGCAGGAAACCTACTAAAATCAAGCGTGGGTGCGCCGGTTGTCACCTTATTGCTCATGCCGGCTCTCCATTCTCCAGCGCCGCGGGCTCGACCACGTGCGCTTTCGCCTGTTTAATCGCCTCGCGCGCTTCGTCGTTCAGTTTCCGCAACTCCGCGCCCAGGTCGAACGTGTGATTCACTTCAATCCGCGCCGTCGGCAATCCAGACACCGCGAGATAACCATCTTTCGCGATCCCCTGCGCGATAGCCAGCTTGGATACGTCCTTACAATCGTGCGCGACTTCGAGTAACTGATCCCCAAGCACGGCCGTTTGCACAAAGAATTTCTGTTTCAAAATCTCGCGTTGTATCTGAATGTCGGTAATCTGCGTCAGCCGGACTTGTTTGATCGTGCGAGGATTGGCGTGAACAAAAGCCGCAATAGATCGGTCGCTAAATCGGTTCGCCGCGATCAGTTCCACCGCCACCGCGTAACGCTCCGGCTCTTGTTCCTTGAAACGTTCTCCGGTGTATTGGAACGGCAGCTTTGAGCGATCTATCCACAGCGGCTTTTCGTCCACTAACAAGCTCATCTGTTGCAGTTCGGACGCTTTCGCATTTTCGATCTCTTTCTTAGTGTCGGCTATATTGTGTGGTTCGTTCAAAACGGGTGCTTTCCATTTCCGTTGCCGTCTATCGCGGGCGCCGGCGCGAAACGAGGTTGCTCTGCTTCTTTGTCCGACTTCGAGGCGTTACAGCGATCGCATCGCACGGTTATTTTCCCCTCTTTAATTTCGCGCCGATAGATTGCGATTCGCATCGAGGCATCGGTTTTGCTTCGATCCCACGTGCAAGGCGTGATGTGGTCTAGCTCCAGGCGCGCAATCTCGACGGAGCCGCAATCGACGCATTTCCCGCCAAGCGACATCACCATCGCCAGTCGCGCCCGCTTCGCCCATTCTCGTTGCCGCTTCGCCATTGTCGTTAGGCCGTTTTCCTTAAAAATCGGCGTTCAACCATTTCGTTCGCTTCTTCCATCGTCTCGCCAAATCCGAGCAGATGAAATAGCGGCAGGTTTTCCAATCGCTTCCGCGACGAACACCACGGCGTTGTATCGCGCATTTCATATTCAACGACGCCGACCTGGCAGCGTAGAAATTCGTTTTTGGCTTCGGGAAATTCCCGGTAAACCAGGTCGTCCCATGTGATTTTCTGATTGTTGTCTGTGTTAGTGACTGTGTTCATTTTGCTTTTTGTCTTTGGTTAGGGTTATTGCTCCAGCTTTTCTCTGTTACATTTTCAAATCGGGTTAGCTTGCCGATGAACCGGAGCCGTAGATTGCTCACTGGCCCGTTGCGATGTTTTACCACCAGGAACCCGGCGTATTCCTCAATCTGCCGGTCGCGCTCTCGAATCTGATGCTCTGCCATATCGTCGCCCCATAGCTCGATCCCATCGTCATCCTTGAGCCCTAACATCTTCGCGACCTTCTTATTTTCGTTGCGCGGATGCTGGATATGTCGTTCCGGTCGCCACAGCAACACAACGATGTCCGCGTCTTGCTCGATCGATCCGCTCTCGCGCAGGTCAGACAATTTCGGTTTGCCAAACTCGCGGCCTTCGGGTTCCCGATTTAACTGCGCACAACAAATCACCGGGATATTCAATTCCTTCGCCACGGCTTTAAGCGTGCCGGAGATTTCGGTGATCTCCAGCCAACGCGCTTGCTCCGCGCGCTTGGTCGTGCTGCGCATGAGCTGTAGATAATCGACAACGATTGCCTCGATTTTGTGGCGCATCTTCATTAGCCGCGCTCGCGCCTTGAAGCTGGAGATCGAAAGCGCCGGCGTATCGTCAATCCAAATCTTAGCATCCATTATTTTGCCGGCTTGCTCCTGCGCCGGCCCGAAATCTTCCTGGCTCATAAAACCGTCGCGGAAACGTTGCAGCGAAATCCCGGTGGTAGAACAAAAGAGACGGTCAACCACTTCTTGAAAGCTCATTTCCATTGAGAACACGCCCACGGCCGTGCCGTTTTTCAGCGCCATGTTAGAAGCGAAATTCATCGCCAGCGCCGTCTTGCCCTGGCTCGGCCGTGCGCCCACTATCACGAGCTGTTGGCCTTTGAGCCCGCCGGTCATCCGGTCGAAATCAATGATGCCGGTCGCGAGCCCGCTTACAGCCATTTGTCCGCGGTGCGCGTATGTCTGTTCGAGACGCATCATCGAGTCAAGCACGCCCTCTTTAATGTGCCGGAAAGCATCGGGCCGCTCCGCTTGAATTATGATCTCTGTCAGAGCCGCTTGCGTTTGCTCTAAAGCCTCGCGCACTTCGATCTGATCCTCGTAACACACGCGAACGATCTCGGTGCAACGCGCGATGATCTCCCGAAGCAGATACCGCTCCCGCACGATCTCGCGGTAATACTGCACATTCGCAGCCGTCGGGACGAACGTGAAAAGCGTTGTGATGTAGCCCGCGCCGCCCACTGAATCGAGCAGGTTCCGTTGTCGTAATCGCTCAGTGAAAGTGATTAAATCCGTCGCTTCGTTCGCCTGGTATTGCTCGGCTAACTCGACAAAGATCGTCTGATTCGCCGGCACGTAGAAGCAGTCCGGCGACAAACGGTCGATGCAGTCGGCCAGGGCTTGCCTGTCCATCATGCACGAGCCCAACACCCCTTGCTCAGCCTCGACGCTGTGTGGCGCGGTGCGTAACATCGGACTCGCACCGGCAAGGTAAGGCCGCAGCCGATTCGCATCCAAAACGTCTTTGCCGTTACCGCTCATTGTGGATTCATCTTGGCCTAACGAGTTGCTTAATTCGATGCCACCACACGCGCCGCTCTAGTTGTCGAATCTCGCCGCGGATTTTTTTTAATCGGCGGGCCTGTTGTGCATTGAAAAGAGTTAAGTCGGTCGTCAACGTGGGTTCCTGGGCGCGTTTGATAATGAATGGGCTCATGTCGTTTC